AACCTGGGTACTTCCACCGGGCTGATTACGATGGTTGTTGGAACCGGTATTACTGCGGTTGGTAACCTGGTCGTTGCTATTACCGGCAGTTCCGCTGGTGTTGGCGGTGCAGCCGAGTTCTTGTTCCGCAAGACCGGCGATGCTGCCTACACGATGTATCGCGTTGCTTAAACCAAATGGGGGCTTCGGCCCCTGTTTTTAAAGGAACAATCATGACCTCTAATACCAAACCAATTGGTGTTGCTTTTGAAGACCAAGACATTATTGGGTCTAACTTTGTACTGTCTGGTGGCGAGTTGGGCTACACCTCAGAAGCAAGCGGCACAGTAACTCAATTGACAGACAAGTCTACAGGGGTAACTCTGAACAAGTCTGCTGGTCAAATCACTATGAACAACGCCGCTTTGGCTAACGCTACAAACGTTTCATTTACGCTGACCAACAGTGTCATTGGCGTAAAAGACGTTGTAGTTTTGAGCGTGTCTTCTGGCGCTACTGCTGGTGCATACAATTGCTGGATTTCTGGCAAGGCTGTTGGAAGCTGCACAATCACATTGCGTAACCTTTCAGGCGGCTCGCTGTCTGAAGCCGTTGTGATTAACTTTGCAGTTATCCACGTTCAGTAAACCAAATGGGGGTTAACTACCCCTATCTATAAATATGGTCATCTATCTACGTCACCCGGTTCACGGTACGAAAGTGGCTTGCGCTGAAAAGGAAGCTGACTACGACGAGCAAAATGGCTGGGTAAGGTATGATTTGGATGACGTTGAGCCTCCTGCCACGGTAAACGAAATGCGGCGTCCCCGTGGCAGGCCGCGAGTTGGAGTTGTTGAACTAGGAGCATAGGTATGACCACATCTGCTGGCGACCAGATAAACGGGGCCATGCGCCTGATTGGGATGCTTGCAGAGGGTGAGACACCTTCAGCGGCAGCGTCGCAAGACGCACTGTCGGCGATGAACCAGATGATTGATTCATGGAACACTGAGCGTTTGTCAGTGTTCTCTACGCAGGATCAAATCTTCACTTGGCCTGCAAGTACCCAAAGCCGCACACTAGGCCCAACGGGTAATTTTGTAGGCAACAGGCCGGTCTTGCTGGATGACGCTACCTATTTCAGGGATGCGGCCACCAACGTCAGCTACGGCATCAAGATCATCAATCAGCAGCAGTACAACGGTATTGCTGTCAAGACGGTGACTAGCACCTACCCACAGGTTATGTGGATCAACATGACGTACCCCGACATTGAGATGTACGTCTACCCGGTGCCGCTGCGTCCGCTGGAATGGCATTTTGTTTCGGTTGAGGAACTGACCCAACCGGCAGTATTGGCAACTACGCTGTCGTTCCCGCCTGGTTACCTGAGAGCGTTCAAATACAACTTGGCCTGCGAGATTGCCGCTGAGTTTGGCGTCGAGCCAAGTCCGCAAGTGCAGCGCATTGCCATGACCAGCAAGCGCAACCTCAAGCGCATCAATAACCCAGATAATGTGATGGCTATGCCCTACGGTATTGTTGCCAACCGTCAACGGTACAACATCTACGCTGGCAACTTCTAATGCACACGCCCATTCTTGGTTCGGCCTATGTTGCGCGTAGCATCAACGCTGCGGCCAACCGGTGCGTCAATTTGTTTCCAGAGGCCATTCCCGCAGGCGGATTAGAGGCTGGGTTTCTGAACAGAGCGCCAGGGCTGGAGTTTTTGCAGACTGTAGGAACCGGCCCCATTCGGGCGCTGTGGGCGCACCAGACCAACGGCAGCGACTTCTATGTCGTATCCGGCCAAGAAGTCTACAAACTGACCGGCCTGACGGCTACGCCTACTTTGCTTGGCACGGTGTCAGGCACCGGCCCGGTATCCATTGCGGACAACGGCACTCAGATATTCTTTGCCTGCAATCCTGACGGCTATATTTACAACGAAGTCACCAACGTATTCGCGCAGATCACAGACCCAGACTTTCCTGGCGCTGTGACGGTGGCCTACCTTGATGGCTATTTTGTCTTCAACCAGCCTGACAGTCAGATTATTTGGGTGTCGCAATTGCTAGACGGCACGTCAGTTGATCCTACTGAATTTAGGTCTGCTGAAGGCTCACCCGACGGTGTGGTGGGAATTATTGCTGACCACCGGCAACTGTGGGTGTTTGGTACTGATTCAGTTGAAGTCTGGTATGTTACAGCCGATCTTGACTTTCCTTTGGCACCGATTCAAGGGGCTTTTAACGAGATTGGCTGCGTGTCTGCATACTCCATAGCCAAACTAGACAACGGCCTGTTCTGGCTGGGTACAGACGCCCGTGGGCAGGGTATTGTCTATCGCGCCAACGGCTACACCGGCACTCGGGTTTCTACTCATGCCATTGAATACGCCATTGCCCAATACGGCAACATCTCGGACGCTATTGCGTACACATACCAGCAAGAAGGCCATGCTTTCTACGTCCTGACATTCCCGTCTGGCAACGCCACTTGGGTCTACGATGTGTCTACCCAAGTTTGGCACGAACGTGCTGGATTTGATGCAGGTCAGTTTATGCGGCACCGCAGTAACTGCCAATGCAACTTTGAAGGCAACATCATTGTTGGCGACTTTGAAAACGGCAACCTTTACAGGTTTGACCTAGACGTTTACGCTGACAACGGCGGGGTTCAAAAGTGGTTGCGTTCGTGGAGGGCATTGCCACCCGGCGAAAACAACTTCAAGCGCACGGCGCACCATACGCTGCAACTCAACGCTGAGACTGGTGTTGGGTTAAATGGATTACTTAACCCAGAAACAATATATCTTGTGACTGAAGATGAAGATTTTCTAATTACAGAAAACGATGATTTTCTAATTGCAGAACAACAAGCACTGGCAACTCAGGGTGCTAACCCGCAAGTTATGTTGCGCTGGAGCGACGACGGCGGCCATACTTGGTCAAACGAGCATTGGGCCAGCATGGGGCAGATTGGTGAGTATGGCTACCGAACGTTCTGGCGTCGGCTGGGCATGACGCTCAAGCTGCGTGACCGGGTGTATGAAGTCAGCGGCACTGACCCGGTAAAAATCGCCATCACGGGCGCTGAGTTGGTGCTAAGTCCAACAAAGTCTTGACATGGCAAACATCACCCAAATCCCCGCACCTCGCGTTCCTTTGCTGAACGCGCAGACTGGTGCTGTGTCTATGGAGTGGTTTCTTTGGTTTACCAACGTCTACACCATCACAGGCGGTGGTCTTGCCATTACGCCGGTCATCAATGGCGGCACGGGGCTTGGCACAATTCCGACCAACGGCAAGCTGCTGATCGGCAATGGAACGGGCTATTCGCTAAACACTTTGACAGCCAGCACAGGCATTACTGTGACCAACGGCGCAGGCACCATCACAGTGACAAACAGCCTGCCCGACTTGACGGTAGTGCTGACGGGCGCAGGCACAACGGTAGTGACCGGGACGTATCCCAATTTCACCATCACCAGCAACGATGCGTTTGTAGGCACGGTGACTAGCGTTGGCGGCGCTGGCACGGTCAACGGCATTACGCTGACAGGCACGGTAACTACGTCAGGTAATTTGACGCTTGGCGGTACGCTGAGTGGGGTAAGCCTGACCACTCAGGTCAGTGGAACTTTGCCAATAGCTAACGGCGGCACGGGTACAACGGCTACGACTTTTGTTAATCTTACAACCAACGTATCTGGTATCCTCCCTGTAGCCAATGGGGGGAATGGATTAGGCGCGGCGTACACAGTAGCAACCCTTCCAGCAGCCGGTACACAAGGCCGCAGATCATGGGTGACAAATGCCCTATCGCCAACATTTCTAGCTGCGCCTGTTGGTGGCGGTGCGGTGGTTTGCCCGGTGTTTGACAATGGCACGGCCTGGGTGGTTGGGTAACAAGGAGAAAGATTATGGGTTGGGGTCAATTATTAGGTGGTGCGGCAGGATATTTGCTTGGTGGTGGGCTAAGTGGTGCCGCTGCGGGCGCAGCACTTGGCGGCGGTCTTGAGGAAGCTACAGGCGGCGGTACGTCAGGCGCTGTAAGAGATGCTGCCAATACTTCCGCTGCTGCTAATGACCGTGCTTTGGCGTTGCAACAGCGTATGTACGAGGAAGGTGTTGCTAGACAACAACCAATGTTGGCAGCAGGCAACAACGCATTAGCGCAGATGCAAAGTGGCGCTTTTGCACAACCCGCAGCGTTTAAGTTTGGCGCTGGTGACTACCAA